TTTTAATTACGAAGTGGATTGATTCATCCACATAACCTTAAAGTCTATTACTTGAGCTTTTAATTACTCATGTTTTCTAGCGTAAAATTACCAATTATTTCTGTGACGGCGGTTGGGTTGAGCATTTTGCTCTCCAATCGCCGCTACTATTTGTCGAGCATCGTTCATTCCACGATGACTCGACCCATAATTAACAATCCCACGATGCGCACGACCTTTATGGATACGCAATTGATAGAACATAGAGCTGTTTTAAACCATACCCATGGTGAGTCTGCAGCTGCTCGTAGTTCCGGCACTTCTGCTATTGTCCGTATATCAAAATTGTTGGGTTGTGTTCCATATTTTTTGCAAATGTCTGCGTCCGATCAACGAGCAGGCAGGGCAGGATCCCGCGAATATTATTGGGCCAAAGATTTAGCTGTTGAACCTGCTAAATATGATCCACCTGATGATGCCTTACTTGGCATCGTCGATGTTGATTATTATATGAACATGCCTTGGTTTCTTGGTAAAAACAGGAAACCCGTTATGTTGTATACCTTTTGCCCTGATGATGTCTGCGGTGTTTACGAAAATTACTCCTTTACAATTAATGCAGACTCTGAAGTTTGTGTTAATGTTACTGGAGGTGCCTCTTATAAGCATAAGATATGGAATTATGGTGTTGACGTATTGTTAGCTGTTGCGACGTGTTTTGGTGTGCCTTATAGTGCATGCCTATACAACGTAGATCGCAGGCGCCTATCTACTAATAGGTATCTTGTATTTTTGGCCCCGATAGGTTCTTGGACTTGGGCTGCTCCATTAGTCTCGTTATGTTATGATAACAGACTGAGCTACATGAACTATGTTCATGGCCAGTTTACTAGATTAGACATATTGTCAAAAGGCAGTCATATGCGCGCTACCGGGCGCGTTGACACTTATAGCTCCGCTTTAGTCGACGTTCAAGTCGATGATGCCATCGCCGCGATGGCTAGGATCCATGCATTGCCTTTGGGTATCCCCACCATACAAACTCTCTTAATTCAAGATGAAGATACTCCCAGTAGCGTTACTAAGATGCGTGCATCTGCGCTTGTTGAGTACCATCGGATGAAGGCCCCAAGTAAGCCATCTATTGTGTATCCGACTGCTGATGCGGTCCGTACTTATACGCCTTTTAATTCAGAATATAACTCAGATGAGAAACCATCTATGGTACCGTTTATGGCTCCTGTCATTCATGGTTGTTTTTCACCTAGCCAATGTAGGGCTAATGATGAGTTTGCAGTTACTGAGAGAGTTATAAAACTTCAGAATGATACCAAGCCGACGCCGTTTGAGGAACGATTAGATGATGAGTTCCTTAGTTTCCTGATCCCGGAACGTGGCGTTTTAGTGCCTTGTGATATTGATGAGGTCTATCGCCGACAAGACCGGCCCAGTCAACGTGTATTGCTTGAGGAAGCTGCTGTTACTGGAGACCCAAATAGACTTATAAAGTCCTTTCTGAAGAAGGAAGCTTACCAGGAACCTAAACCTCCACGCGTTATTAGTACGATTAATCCAGCCGATAAGTTAGAATATTCACAATTCACTTATGCGTTTGCTGATTTCATTTCTGACGCTCCTTGGTATGCATTTAAACAGACCCCTATTGAAGTCGCTGAGACCATTGGCGATATTGCCATTAATTCGCAGAACATTGTTAACTCTGATATACATCGTATGGATGGAAATGTTAATATGTATTGTCGCGAGTTTGAAAAGAAAGCTATGTTACGTGCCTTCATTAGGGCCTATCATGCTCAGATATGTGAGCTGTTGAGGTCTCAGTACACCCAGCTAGGTGTTACTGCTTTTGGTGTTTGGTACGAGACTTTCTGGTCAAGACTTTCAGGATCTCCGGAAACTGGGGTGTTTAATACTATGTTGAATGCGCGTGGTGCTTATGGTGCTTTACGTAGAACGAAATTTAGAGGGGCATATTTAACTCCAAGACAATGTTATGATAAGCTAGGTACTTATGGTGGCGACGACGGTGTAACCGGAAACGTCGACCCTAAAGCTTACGTTGTGTCTTACGCTGCTATGGGATTTGAAGTGAAAGCTGAACCCATTAAGCGAGGTGATGTTGGAGTCAAATTCTTGTCTAGACAATATGGGCCAGATATTTGGACCGGAGATATCAATAGTTGTTGTGATTTACCTCGTGCTTTGAGTAAGTTTCATGCAACAGTTGGTACCTCGTTGAAGGTAACTCCTATTGATAAATTAATTGAGAAAAGCAGAGCTTACGCACTTACTGATTGGAATACTCCCGTTATGGGTGACCTCGTTAGGCGCGTTATGTCTTTTGCTGGGATTGTGAGACCTAATCCAGCTATAGCTGCTGATGTCCCATTCATGTCAATTTTTGATAAAGAGTTTCAGTATCCTAACGAAGATAACGGTTGGATGTGTGCGTATGCTGAGGAAGCGTTACCTGAGTTTGATGTTGATAGGTTCAACTCATTCTTACGTGATGTTACTAACCTTGACGCCATATTAAGTATGCCTTTGTGTATGGAGATTCGACCTCCTAAGGCTACCGTTATCCCTGTTGTCGTTGACTCTGAAGTTATTCCATCCGCTGTCGCCCCTGTTTCTAGGATTTGTGTTGTTAAGTCGGATAAGGTCAATAAATGTAAAGATTGTGAGTTGCCAGCATATGATATAGATGAGGCTGAATTTACCAAGAAGAAAGGATATCCGCTCCCTGCTAGATGTAAAGCGTGTAGGTTAAAGAAGAAGAACTTGCCCAAAGGATGTTGGACTGAGCTTCTTAGTGTTTATAATGATAGCCCTCAGTTGGCTGAAGCTATTATTAAATATGGAGATTATCTTGCCCCTGTTTGGGAAGAGATCGTTAAACGTGTTGCCTTCTGGCCCAGCGTGGCTTTGACAGCCCTTGAAACTGTCATGCATTACGCTGAGGTAGGCTGGTTGGCGTTACCTACTTTAGTTATGCATGTGGTGTGCTTTAATTTGTCACTCCCGACTGCTATAGTAGTCCATTCTACTTGGAACATGATCTGTGTTCCTGTGTTTGGAGTTATTGCAGGTAGATGGGGTGGACGCACCCCTTTACGAACAAAAACTAATTTTATTAACGTTCAAAACAATTTTCAAAACAATATGCCAACTGTTATTGATGTGTCTAATGACAAGTATCTAGCATCTGGCCCCATATTACACTTATCTCGTCCCAAGAAAACTAAGGCTAGGAAAGGGGGAAAGAGGAAAAAGAGAGTTAGAAATAGAAAACGCGCCGCAAGAGGCCGATCTCTCATGTTAAGTTCCTCGAGCTCCAGTGGTTCTAATTCTATGACTGCCCAATACTACAAGACTCTCGTTGACCCATTTGAGTACTCTGGTGTTAGATTGGGCTGGGGCTGTATGGTCCCAACCACAATCGCTCAGGCCTACATTAGGGGTACTGCTCAATCAAATATTGATGGCTCTTTAACAATTTTAGCACTTCCACAGGCTGTTAATACCGGTCTGTTTTGGAGTAGCTCGCATTCCACTGTGAATTTTTCTGGTACTATTAATAGTACAGATTCAGCTGCTATAGCTGCGAGCTTCTCTATGGGACGTGTTATTTCTATAGGTGTTAAAGCCATCCCCTCTGTTGCACTAACCTCTGCACCTGGTTTTTGTTATGCCGGAGCGTTGCCCTTCTCTACAGCCAATAATTTGGCTTTGTTATCTACTGATGACTTTGTAGCCCTCCCAACTACTAATTTCTGTGGTACTGCTATAGGTGGTTGTTCATCTACTGGACGCCCCATTGATGTCTTTTCATATGAATTTTTCCCTGCTGTTACAAATGGTACAGGCTTTGCCGCCGCCTCTGTTTATCCCTTCTCCCTACCTTATGTTACTTTTACTGGGTTGGGAGGTGGAGGTGGAGCTGTGACTGTAAATTTCCAAATTTGTGTTAACTTTGAAGCTGTCGAAGTTGTCGGCCATGCCACTGGTGGTATTGGCGTCGGCGATGTCGCTGGCCCATCTTTAGCAGATGAATGGCTTACCCCTTCTTCTTTATGGGGTAAATTTAAGTCTATTTTGCCTACCTCAGGTGAGGCGATGGTTAATGCGGCTTCTGCTGATGCTGCTCTTGGAGGTCTACCATCGTCCATGTTACGAATGGGCTTAAATAATGTTGCTAATATAGCACGAGCCCGATTTGGACTGCAACACCAACGACCCAACAGGTTGGAAATGCTCGACTAACAGCTTATTCCATATATATATATATACATTATGTTTAATTTAATTTGGTAATTTTATGTTTATATTCTTTAAGGTTATACTATGGTAAAACCGGTGTAGTTCAGGAAGTGTTTAAATATCCTTTTTTTTTAGGAAACCCTGTAACTTCATTATTACGGTCACTTACCGTGGTGTTTCATAATCCCTGGGATTTTCTCGGGGTCAATCTAGACTACCTCCGTGTTGGAGCGTTAAGG